CTTCCACAAGAAAATCCGCTGGTAATAAATGAGAATTTATTAAATTTTAATATCGAAGCTCTTGTAAGACGTATTTTGAATTATTGTAATAGAAAAGATTTACCAGAAGCTGTAAAGATGAGTATTATAGAACAGTTTTATAATAAAATTATTTCTGATAATGAATCTAATAATTTAAGTGAAGTAGATATAAGAAATTTAAAAAGATTAAAGATGAATGATACTGAATTTGAATTTAATTTCCAGGAACAAGTAATAGTTGAAAAAAATTCTATTTACTTTTTTGAGCAATTAAAACCGATGTTAAATATTTATAGAAAAGTTAGGGGATTTTGTTGAAAATATCTAGTTTGCAAAAATATTTAGATGCACTTATGTATAAAGATAAAGTTACTATCAAACGGTCCCAAATAGTATTATTGGAAGATGGTTCGGATAAATATAATCTGGCTGAGATATATGTAGATATACCATGTAAATTATCTCAGAATAATCGAAGTATATTATCAGATAAAAACGATAGAGCAACTAGTATATCTGAAGATTATATACTCACTTTATCTCCAAACTATGAATTAAAACCAAATGATGTGGCTATAATAACAACAAATCTTAATCAGAAACTAATTTTAGATATAATTAAACCCTTTAAATATCCTACGCATATGGAAGTAAGTGTAAGAAAGAAGAGTGATGCATGAAGTTAGATGGTTTTGATGAGCTAAATAAAAAATTAGTTCAAATATCTAAAAATCAAGCTATTCAACGTAATAGATTTGTAGCTCGTGAAGCAGAGAATTTATTATCTAACACAAAAAACTATACTCCTGTTGCTGAAGTTGATGGCGGTACTTTACGTGAAAGTTGGAAAAGAACACGAGCAAAAGAAGGTATTGTTCATGTATATAATAATACAGATTATGCTCTTCATGTAGAATATGGTCATCGTCAAAAAAAACGTTGGGTTCCAGGCAGATGGGAAAATGGACACTTTGTTTATGACCCAGATGAGAAAGAATCTGGTATGATGTTAAAACCTAGATTTATTAAAGGGTATAAAATGCTTTCTAGGGGACTTTTTGATATTAAACAAACATTTATACAAGATGCCGAAGCAATATTAGGAGATTTATTTAAGTGATTACTTTAGCAGATATTAGAAAAGCTATAACTACAGCATTAAAAAGTAAATTTCAAAATATAAAAGTATTTTTTGATGATGTAGAAAATAGTACAGATGATTATTTTTATATTGAATTTACACCAAAGTCAAAAACTATAGATGATATTTATACAAATAAAATTATTAAAATAGATATAGATTATGTATTGGCTTTAGATGAAAACAAAAAAATTGATAGGCGAAAATTGCAAGATAGTATTTCTAAAATTGATATATTATTTAGACCTATTTTTAAAGTAAAGGATAGAACTTTTACTGTTTTAGAAACATCTACTACTATTGTTGATGAAATTCTACATTTTAGCTTTGAATTAGATTTTGTGGATTGTTTAAGTGATGATGAATTTGATGGAATAAAGTATGAATTAATGCAAAATTTAGAAATGACATGGAGGAATAAATAACATGACATATCAAAAAAAAACATGGAAAAGTAAAGAATTGATAACAACTTCTGCTTTGCAAAATATTGAAAATGGTATCGAAAGTAATGATCTTGCTTTAACAAATAAATTAACGAAACCACAAAGTAGTGGGAAAAATGGACAACAACTGCTTTCTGATGGTGCTGGCGGTACTACATGGGCTGATGTTGTGCATAATACAAAATGGAATCTAGGAACATCTATTAGTGGAGAGGCTTCCGATAATGTATTTTCTGGTTCGGGATTAGAAAACTCCTATGTTGATGACTTTTATTTAAATACTAATACATTCGAGTTATATAAATGTACAAAATCTGGGGAAGCTGCTACTGCTACATGGTCAAAAATTGGGGTAATAAAAGGTAGTGATGGCAGTGCTGGAGAAAAAGGTGACACTGGTGCACAAGGACCACAAGGCGAAAAAGGAGAAAAAGGCGATAATGGTGCGCGAGGTCAAGGGGTTTTTACTGCAAAAGAAGCTTTAACTCCTAGTGGAACTACTACTGCAGATAAAATTAACAATGGAGAAAACATTGCTCAAAATGATACTATTATAGATATTAACGGTGATGTTTTTACTGTAACATCTATTAGTGACTCCACAATAAATTTATCCGAAAAATTATTTAGTTTAAAAACCGCATAATATGTAGAAAGACGCTTTTATTATAAAAGCGTCTTTTTTATTAAATTTCTGTAGGAGGTAAATATTTTGAGCTATAAGCCTCGAGTATGGAAAAGTAAAGAAGCTATAACAGCTCCTAAATTAAATAATTTAGAAGAAGCTGTAGCTAATTTATATAAAAAAATGGAACAAACAAATGGAGAAAATGTTATGCATATTGCTAATATAGAAATTAAACCTAATTCATCAGTAAGTAAAACAAATATTCCAGGAGCAACAGAAATATTAGTAGGAGATTTAATTTGTGATACAACAAACTCTATTTATCGAATAGAAAAAGTATCTGAAGATAATGTTAATGTTGGTGATAAAATTCCTTATTTAGATAGTGATAATTTATCAAATATGGAATTAACAGCAATTACAGATTCTAGTGGAAATCTTAAAGGATTGTCTGGAACGTATAAAACTAATGATAATAATATAAGAAAAATTTCATTCAAAATAACTCAAGAATAAGGAGGTTTAAATTATGGCTAATGAGGCAGAAGTTTTTGGATTACCTAAGGTGCAAATAACCTTTAAAACTAAATCTACAACAGCAATATCTCGTTCTGCTAGAGGAATTGTTGTCATGATTTTGAAAAACGAAACATCAGATATTATGAAAAGCTATAAAATTTCTGATGTAACAGATATACCAACAACTACTCCAGAAGTAGGATTAACATCTAAAAACATTGATTTAGTAAAAAAATGTTTATTAGGAACACCTTTAAGGGTTTTGGTATATACCATACCTAATGATGATGTAGAAGATGCTACTATAAATCAGAACAGTGTCTTAAAAGAAATTGCCAATATTAAATGGAATTATATCTGTGCTCCAACATCTACCGAACAAGAACAAGAAGATTTAGTAAGTTGGGTTAAATCTCAACGTAACAATAAAAAGAAAACTTTCAAAGCAGTTTGTGCTCATCAAGAAGCAGATGATAAAGGAATTATAAATTTTTGTACGGAACAGATAAAGGTAGCTAATCCTAATTATAAAGCAGACGATGGTAATTCTGAGGAAATTGGATATGTAGATGAAGCATATACAGATATATCTCTTGTGGCAGAAGAAGATGTTCAGAAAGAAGAAAAAGAAGAAGAGTATATAATTTATACAGCTAAAGAATATACTGCACGTATAGCAGGTATTTTAGCAGGATTGCCTTTAGATAGAAGTTCTACGTATTATCAACTAACAGAAGTTGTTAGCGTTGAAAAATACGAAGATATTGATACTCTTATTGATAAAGGACAATTATTATTAATTGATGAAGGCGAAGGTAATGGTGTAAAAATAGCTCGTGGTTGTAACTCACTAACTACGTTTACAACAGATGTAGGACAAGATTTCCGTTTTATTAAAATTATCGAATGCGTTGACATGATACAAGATGATATAAGAGATACATTTAAGTCTGATTATGTTGGTAAAGTAATTAATGATTATAATCATAAAATGTTATTTATTGCAGCAGTTAAGGTATATTTTAATGGATTAAAGGGAAATGTTTTAGATAATAGCCCTACTGCAACTAATGATGTAGAAATTGATTATCAGGCTCAAAAAGATTATGCAACATTAAAAGGTGAAGATGTTGAAAATATGACAGAACAACAAATTCTTGAATATAATACAGGAACAAATTTATTATTAGCAGGTAGAATCACACCTGTTAATGCGATGGAAGATTTATCAATTGATTTTAGTATGTAGGTGGTAAAAAACTTATGAAAACAATTATTCCAATAACAACAGACTATTTAGTAAAGAATTTAACATTTGAATTGCAACGTTTTGCTAGAGACTCAGAAGCTTATAAATATCGTGGAAATAGACGTTGGAATGGTTCTCATGGTAAAGCTTGGTGGGATGGAGAACTTCTTTTTGAAATTGTAAAATTTGAAGCTAAAGTTACAGCTAATCGAGAAGAAGTTATTAATGGTAATAGCGTAGATAGTAAAATTGTTTCCTTGAAAGGAGATATAAGTTTTACTCTTAAAAACGTTATTAATAGAAATATAAACAAATATCTTGAAGCTTGGAAAAATGGAACAGATCCACGTGCTAGCTTTGTTGGTCTCATTGAAGACCCAGATGCAGTTGATGGACAAAAAGAACGCATTTCTATTGAAAATGTATGGTTTGATGAAATTACATTAATGAGTTTTGAAAAAGGTAAAGTAGTTGAAAAAGAATATACTGGCGGTTTTACCCCAGAAGATTCTACATTTATTGAAACAATTGCAGCATAAGTAAAACATCTCTTTAGAGATGTTTTTTTATTTAGGAGGAAAAATTTTATGGAAAATAAAAAAATCGTTAGTATTCAGGATTTGATAAAGAATAAAGAAGCTATTCAAGAAAGAAAAAATAAATTATATGATATAGAAATTCCAAATTTTGGTGTGGTTACTGTAAAACAACCAACAATGTGATTAGTGGCAGAAGCTACTAAAATGGATGATGGCGGTGATCAGTATTTAATTTATGAAAGTTTTGTTGAACCAAAATTAAAAGATTCCGCCTTGTTAAAAGCATATGAATGTAGTGAACCTACAGATATTGTTAATAAAATATTTAAAGCTGGAGAAATAGCGTTTATTTCTAAAGCTATTATGTCGTGTGCTGGATATGGAAACGATTTAAAATTCAAATTACATGATGAATTAAAAAACTAATAGAAGAGGATTGGATGGCATCAACTTGTGCATATCTGGTTCTCAAAGGTCATAAAATAGATTATTTT